AAGTCCATTGCCATGCGCTTGATAATATCTCTGACACCTAACCAACTCATCCGCAAAGGACCGATGCTCGAACGGCGTGGCCTGTTCGCCAACCTCAAGCTGGACGCCGGTGATGAGCCATTCGTTGCTGGTAGATGACATTACATTTGCTGCATGTCCAGCGTAACGACTTGCTGTGGCTGTAGATGCCCAACTTGTACCCAATGAACCTGTGGTGAAATTTGAACCAGCAGCAAGGGCAAAGCTGATTTCAAGCCCGTTAGTGTTATCGTTGTCTATTGCGGTTGCTGTATTAGCTGGGAGAGTTAATGTTTTTCTTTCCCAAGTGTTAGCACTATTGATTGTGTATTGTTTTGTTATAGTGCTTGTACCCGCAGCATTTAGGCGAAACTCTACTGCGTACACTCCAGTTACATTAGACCGAACATAAAAAGAAAGCGTTACAGATATAGCGGCACTGCTTCCATAGTTAAGCTGCTGCAAATCATGCCCTTCAGCCTTGTAAAGCAACCGGAACAATTCGTTTGAGTCGAGTGTAGTTTCGGCTGTTGTGATATCTACCTTTAGGGAATTGGCAAAACCATCAGGTGCCGTGCTAGATTGTGTCGTGGTAAAGGCAACATTGTCAGTGTTTGCGGTCAGCATCTGCATACGGTCAAGAGTGTAGCCTGTTGAAGTAAACGACGTACCCCGCTGCGCCACCTGCATCGCACCGTTGATGATAAAGTTTCTGTTTTCCAGCGCCGACTGCGAACCAATCAGTGCGGCGAGTTCTGCTGCTTTACTCATGCGAGGTCTCCGTGTGCTGTAATTGACGCAAAGTCAATGTCATGGGCAGAGGCCCCTTGAATGAATTGTGCGCTGCTTGCTGTATGAGATGCTATGGTATAGTCGTAAAAAGTAGAGGCGTCTGTTCCGATACCTATAGCACAATGCTCATTCGCAGATGAAAATGCGCTAGATAAATTATATGTTGTCCTGCCCGTAGCAGTATCAGCTAAACTAGAAATATTAAGTGAGGATAACGCAGTGGTGTTGTTTGCCTGATTAACTGTAAATCTTGCTTTCGCACTTCCCCCTGCAACAAAGCTGGTGGCAATGCTGTTGTTCCCGCTGGCATCCTTCAGGGTGTTTACTCTAAGTTCACTAGCCATTACGCGAGGTCTCCCGAAATCGTGGACGTAACCAAATCACTGTCAGCAGGACTGCCTGTTTTGGTGAATATTCTGGCTGATGCTGTTGTTAGTCCGCCAGTGCTGTTTACTGCCAAAGCCATCACGCTACTGCCACCCCCGGCCTGACCCACACCTGTAAGGGAGTAATTCCCATTGCCCATTGCATTAGAATAGGTAATTGTGTAATCGCCTGTCCCGTTGTCCGTGTTTCCACTTACATTAAAGCTGTCACCTATTGGAATACCTGACGAAGAACCAACAAAGTTTACCCACGCCTTCGCCAGACCCTGCTGCAAATTCGTTGTGGTCGAGTTGCCCTCGCCAGTCACCGCAATAGAGCCAGCCGTGGTTACCCCTGTGATTGTATCGACTTTGAGTATGCTTGCCATTATGCGAGGTCTCCCAATGCAACTGCGGAATTATGAGTCCAATCTACCTGTGCATCTGTGTCTGCACGAACTGTGTTCACATCCATAATGCTTGTAGTATTTGAACCTCTAGAACCCATCAATGACACAGTACGATTAGAAGTAGCACCATCTCCAATACAAGAACCTATAAGCGCAAAATCTGCATCTGACATAGCATTGGTCATAGATATTCTAAACTGACCAGTGCCGTTGTCCGTGATTGTACTGGTATTAAAACTTTTACGAGCAGCCGGAGTGCTAGTGCCATTAAAGTTAATAAACGCCTTCGCCGCACTCTGCTTCGTAAGTGCTACCGGCCCCGTACCCGCCTTATCCGCAATCGTGTCTACATTCAATACGCTGGTCATACGATGCTCCAATACCCGTTAACAGTGACGGTGGCACTCTGCGTAATCGGCCCAGCCGACACACCGTTCTCGTCGCTGTCAATCGTGATGTCTGCGCTGATGGTCTGACCGTTCAAGCGGATAATCGAGTTGTTACCCTTAAACGGGTAGCGTGTGTCGCTTTCCGTCTTGGTATACGAGTTTGCCACAGAGAAGGTATCGTAGATGACCATCTCTACCACGTCGTTCAGAGATGCCCCTGTGACCAAGACAACCGTCGTGCCGGTGGTGGCTGTGTAGTCCGTACCGGGCTTCAAGAGAACACCGTTTTGGTACACGTCCATGTACAGGCTGTCCTGATACGTCAAGACCTTACTGTCGGCATCACTGCCACTAAACGAGGTCTGCCCCGCAGTCGCCTGATATACGAAGCGGTTGCGGAAACCTACTGCGGGGGATTTACCTATATATGGCATTATGCGAGGTCTCCGTGCGTTACAATCATAACTGTATCTGAATCAGCATTTGCTCTGTCGCTGTGTTGAATGTTGAAAACTCTTGCAAATGAGGTTGTATTGTCTCCTTCAAACGTGGATGCAAAAGTGTCATTAGCACGAGATGTGCTTGTTAAAGCGTAATCATTATTCCCGTAGTTTGAACTAAAATTAACATTATAATTTCCTGTGCTGTTATCAGTGAAACTAGCCACATTTAAACTGTCTCTAGCAGTTAATGTTCCCGTACTATCAAAGTTCACCCACTGTTTTGCCAGACCTTGAACAAGGTTAGTGGTTGCCGAGCCGCCCTCCGACCCGACAACCGTACCTTTTGTGAGATTGGTCAGCGCCATCTCTTACTCCCTATGCGTAAGGGCTATCGCCAAGTATAGACGTATCCCAAGCTGCCTTCAGCTTTGCAATTGTGTCTGCGTCTGTGATTGCAGATGCAGCGGGTGCATCACGCAGTGCCTTCTTCTTGGTTACGGATGCTGCCTTTGCGTCGGCATCGTCAGCCTCAAGTGCCTTCATGTATACTACATCTTCTGCCTCAAGCAGCGGCGCACGCACTTCACGGATTTTGTCCTTGAAGATTACTTTGGCTGCATCCATGTCTTCAGAGATGACTTTGCCACTTAATGACCATGCATTGCGGAAATGACGGTCAGAAGGAACGGTAGCCGAAGCGGCATCAATCTGATTCCCGTCCTTATCTACTATGTATGTTGTTGCCATTAGGTTTCTCCTTCTAGGCTGCTAAATCTGTGACGCTAAGTTCTTCAGTAATCTTCCAAGCATTGCGCCACTCTCGTGTGCCGGGAAGCTGTTCTTTGCGGCAGATCACCATCTTTGGTTTGTTGCCCTCGTTCCATACCCGCCATACGGACTGCGGTACGTCTTTCATAATCAGGTACTCAATCGCCTGTTCTTCCGTCATCGCATCGACAGGCTTGGTGTTGTGCAACAGATAGCCACGAGTGTGCTTTGTAAAGCCCTCTTCAGCTTCGTCCTTTGCCAACTCCCAGTACACTTCTACCGGCGGCAGGATGCCGCCCTGCAATGCACACGCCATCCAATTAGGGTCAGGCACCAATATCTTGGCGCACTCGTCTAGGCTGTCTTCGTACACGACACGGTAATCTGACTGCACACCCTCAAGGTTCTCTTTGGCCCAGCAGAGCCTGTCCCATAGGTGTGTGCCTTGAAACTCTGGGGTCACTGTCATGCGAGGTCTCCAAATACAGTACCGTTGCTATTAGACAAGTCGGCGTTAGTGCGGTTTGTGCTGCTGTCAACGTAATACGTTTCGCATTTTACTGAACCTGTTGCATAGCTTGCATTGTTGTCCTGCGGCTCATGGTGCAATCCAGAAGATGTGCTGCTAGGTATCTGTGCGGCTGTGCCTTGAAAGCAGTAATTGATGTTATTCATGTTTGATGTAAAATTATAAGTATAGATGCCTGAACCACCGTCAGTCACGCTGCTTTCATTCAGTGAGTCCAAAGCCGCCGGTGTTCCAGCATCACCGTCAAGGTTAATCCACATCTTTGCACTACCCTCAACAACAAAATTCGTAGCCAGCGAACCCGCAGTCGAGTGCGTCAAGGTATCTGCTTTGAGTGTACCGAAACTAGTCATTATGCGAGGTCTCCGTGCATTGCGCTTTGAACATGGGTGGTGTCACCAAGTGAAGACCCATCATAAATCTGTATGTTGGAATTGCTGGTGTTTATGCCGGGAGTCCCGTCACCAGAACCTCCAAAGTGCCTGTTACCACCTGCCATACACGCCCCATAAAATGAATAGTTATCACTACTCATATTGTTAGTGTAATTCATATCGTAACTGCCAGTTCCTCTGTCTGTAGCGGAACTGCCATTGAAGCTGTCGGCAAAAGTTGTGCCAGAGCCATCGTAATGAAACCAGCCTTTAGCCAGCCCCTGCTGCAAGTTTGTGGTCGTCGAGTTGCCTTCACCCGTGACTGCAATAGAGCCAGCAGTGCTAGTACCTGTCAGCGTGTTTACAAGAATGGTACTCATGCGAGGTCTCCTGTGACTAGGCCATTCATACGAGTATCATCAGTTGCACTGCCGGACGCATTAAAAGCACCAATGTTTGCAAGAACAGTTGTCACTGTGTCATCTGTAATGCCAACATTACCGCCCATACCAACATGAGTATAATTTGCATTGCCCATAGCGTTTGTGAAATTGTAGTGATAATCCCCTGTCCCATCATCCGTCAGTGATGCTACGTTAAAGCTGTCATTTATACTTGTTCCTGCATTGAAGCGTATACGGGCTTTGGTAGCCTCTTGCTTCGTCAGCGTAGCCGCACCGCCGCTGGTGCTTTGAATGGTATCTGCTTTCAGCGTACTCATAGCGTCACCAATGTCCCGCCGCTTTCAACGGTCAGGGTCACGCCACTGGCTACAGTGAACGGCCCAGTCACGTTTGCGTTTTCGGTTGCAAGGATGGTTGTGTTCGCCGTCAGCGACTGTGCGTTGGTGCGGAAGATACCCCCGCCCTTGAAGTTGCCCTTATTCTCTGCGGGTGGCACAATCGTACCCGCTTGCGGTGCAAGGTAATTTACAAAGATATTGCCTGTGCCACTCGACGGGGCAGCAGTGAAGGTGAGTGTCGTGCCGTCAGGGATTGTGTAAGCAGAGGTATCCTGCACCACGCCGTCCACCGATACCAGCACGTCTTGCACAGAAGAGACTGTGGTGGTCAGGGTAAACGTAGTGTCACTGCCGTCACCGTTGAAACGCTGGACAGCTTTCGTGGCTTGATATTCGCCCGGAACTTTTTGACCTATGTATGGCATCTGTTATTCCTTACGTGCTGATTGCGTCAACTACAGAGACCCAAACATCTGCACTGCTTGCGGTATCACTCTGTACGTTAAGTATATCGCCGGATTGCATTACAATCTTTGCACCACCATCCAAGACCTGCAGGGCTGAACCTACTGGAATCGGGGCATCTTTGATGATGTAGTAGTCATCAGTGGCACCTGCACCAGTGATGTACACATCCATTAAGATTTGGCTAGTTGTAACATTAGCGATATTGATACCAACAATTGCATCGTCAGAATTTGCGGTGCGTAGAACGACCTCGCTTGTTCCGACGTTACGTGCAATGTTTCTTTCAAAATCCTGTGCCATTACCTCTCCTTCATCACTGTATTATACAGCAATAATATTATCTAGTCAAGTCAAAGCGCAATCGCCATCGCGACTGCAAAACCGGCAGTAGCCGCACCGATGTCAGTTGCAACCTCCGATGCGGACCTACCCTCGATGGACGTGCCGTTGACACGCAAGAAGTCGTCGTCAGCAACACCGCTGGTAAACACAGCCACGTTGCCATTGCTAATACCTGTGTCGGTGACTGCCGCAGTGCCGAGTCCGATGTCAGAGCGAACCTCCGATGCGGAGCGGCTCTCTAGGCCGTTGGCTGTGC